GTCACAGGGGCCATCAACGTCTCCTGGCACTAGCCTTCTTAGTAAGAAGGGCAGATACAGGCGGCGGTGGCGCCGGCTCAGATGTTCTTAGAGCGGGGGGACTGTAAAGTCCAGAAAAACCTACGTCATCAGAGTAAGCTCTGAACCACGAGCCTCCGGCTGTGGGTCCGAGATCACCTTTAATGGCGAGGGTCGTAAAGTAGGATGGTTGCGAGAGAGATCTCACAAAAGGAAGTCGATCATAGTAGGGCAGTTCAAGACCAGAATCAGTCGCTATACTTCCCGTCTCCTCATAGCGCTGGTAACTGTTACCGTTAAGCTCCCAACTCCTAGTCGTGGAGGTGGTGCCGGTTACGTACCGAGCTCTGCCCCCACCACGAATCCAACGGAAGGGTCCCGCAAGATAGTGGCAGAGAGAAACTTGTTGAATAGTCTCTCCAGCTCTATAAAGAACTGGCAAACAGTCAAAAGAATCTGAGGCGTCAGGGAAAAGAATAGAGAACCTTTTTCCAAGAGATGCATAGTCGTCGAAATGTTCGGAGTCGGCAATTGCCACAACCTCAACTCCAGAACTATCAACAATCGGCTCGACCAGCTCCGGGAAAGCGCGCACTGCGGATTGAGTTTCAGCAACCTCAGTTGGAATGGTGTCAGGGTCGACATCGATGTACCAACGTCTGTCTTGACCAGCAAAATGATTGAATTGCATATCTGGACCTCCAGAGATCCATACAAAACAGAACACATGCTGATTATCAGTCTGGGATGCTATCTCGTTGACCAGAGTAACGGTAAGTCCACCGGTACAATAGTCAAGGCTTGCTCTCGTTGCTGGCGAAGCGTCAAAATCATGACATTTCTTGAACAAGGTGTCACTGATATAAGGAATTCTTAACGAAACGTGAGTGTCGCCAGAAATATCAATGACTTTACTGATGATATCTCCACCCGGCCCATCGGCTGGATACTTGGGGTCACCCCCAAGATCTTCCACCTCATAAGGTTTGAAAGCAATGCGAACACGCGCAGTGACAAACTTACTTGTGATGAAGTGGAAATGATAGTCGATGGAGCCGCGCCAGTATCGGAAGAGTGATGCCACATAGGACAGGTACGTAGGATTGTACATACCATCTTCGTAAAACCACTCACAAGGGCTAACTCTATAGGCAGCGAGTTCCTTTCCGACATTAGTCGTACTTTGGAAACTAAACTCGCCCCAGTATCCAGGAACAGAAATGAGTTGCCTTATACTAGGCTTAAGACCAACCGTCGACATAGAAGAGTCAACATCAGTCTTGGCGTCGGGATGTAGAGACATCCGAGGGTACTGGTTTGAACCATACCCATAATAAGTGCCGAAACCGGATCGGTTCTCAACCAGTGTGGGGGCCTGCAAAGTGCCAGGCTTGTCCAACAATAGCGCAGCGGCCTCAACAATAGGGGCAGCCATGCTTACAGCTGATTGGAAACTCGAAACAACAGAAGAGACGCCATCAGTGACCTGAGTCATAATGTCGGTTTTCTCCTTCTCTTCGGTACTCTGGGTATTAACCATGAAAGGGGGGGGGGGCCATGGGTCAGTGCTCGCAAGTGGAGCGGTAACTTCTGGGTCAATGAAATTGGCAAAGACGGAGACGTTCACTGGTTGAATACTAGATGCAACAGCAAACAAGGGCGTCATCACGTCAAACCAGACTTCACCGATAATCGCTTGCCTCCCGTACTGAACGTTCTTACGCACGTCCAGCCACTGGAGGGGTATCTCCCAAGGGATTTTCTGCTCAATGGTCTCTCCAGTCATCGCCTTCAAAATAACAACGTGATTGTTCATACGCTGTCTGAAGGTACGAGTATGGATTTGATGATCGACTCCAAGAACAGGGTCAACGATCGTAGGGTCTCCAACTCCTGAAACGTGTGACATCCCGATTGCTCCATAATGGAACATAGTCGAGTTGATACGCACAGAAATCTTGACTCCCTTACAACGGAAGAGGGCAAACCACTCAAGCTTGTTAGCTATCTGTGGAATGTCGAAAAGGACTTGAGGAAACTTCAAGGATGTAATTGCCTGTCCAGCGGTATCATTTTCCGCCCAAACAAACTCAGTAACCTTGTAGCTTCTGCCCAACACTTCCGCCATGCCTTGGTGGGGCAAGGGATCGCTGGCTCTCCAAAGGAAAGAAGCGTTATCTTCAACGTCAACCACCTCACGCGCCTCCGCGTCCTCATAGGTGGTTAACTGGGTGCCAGAGACTACGGGATCAGTCTCTGTCTCACGGATAGTTGACTCCGTGGAAGTTTTCTCGGTAGTAGAAGTTTTCATAATCCAGGCATACATGACGCGGACGGATCATTCCGCGCCCTAGGGACGAACCCCAGCAGTGTTTTGGACATATTTATCACCAGGATTGCCGATGATCACGCGCACCCCTGCGCCCGGGGTATGCAACGCTAGATTAAGGTCTCCCCGGATGAGTTTAATGACATCCCAAGTCGGTGCTTCTCATCCTGTGAGATAGCGATGTCTCATGACATCATAAGAAATGTCGACAATTGGCACTCCGTTTTTGGAACACTGAAGTGCGATTAGTCGCTTATTCTTGTTGTAAACCTCCTCAGAATAAAGACCGAGCTCATCAAGAGCTGAATTGATCTTTGATTGTATTGCGTCCACCTTAGTACCAGATGAAACGTTATACCATTCTAAAGTTCCGAGAATGTTCTTGATTGGCAGAACAGCATGCCAGTGGTTTTCAACCACAATGAAATTTCTTTTCAGAAACTGTGCCTGTTCGAAGGTGCAGAAGCCGACCTCCTGATCCTTGATCGCACTAGTGAATTTCATACCAAAGTTCTTGGCCATGAAGTCGACAATATATTGAGGAGTGAACCATAGATGCATACCTTTACGCACGGTGATTAGGGAATCATCACCATACTCGATATCTCTAATGTCTTGTTTCCAAGCCTCAAAAGCGTCGGCACGAGTGCCTTCGTTGTTGTTGAGCCATCCAGTGACGAATGAGTAAAACAAACAACAATGAAGAAGAATCGTATTTAATTCTGCGGTGAAACGTTGACCGCTTGCCATTCTACCTCGTAAGGTGAAGGCGAGCGTCATGAAGATCCAGACTTGATGCAAGCTGGCTCGACACCACGCGCGGCATTTTCTTTCCCACTCGTCGTCGTCGTGAACGAGAGAGATTGCATAAATTATCAGGGTGTGGATTGATTGTAGAGACTCGTAAGCTTCTGACAAATCCATGCCGCTGATATCCAACATGATGACACGTTTCTGATCACAATCGTTGGAAAGCAAATAGAGAACCACAAAGTGGCTTTCTTTAGTATTTAGGGCGGTACCGGGCCCGAACCATCTTAAATGACGACAGACGGCGAAAAATCTTCCTAGAACCATGTCTCCAGCAACGTAATGTGGTACATTACCTGCAAAGAAGAGTCTCTGCTTGATACCGAGTTCATCCTTGAACGAAACTCTAGCAAAGTTCATAGTTCCCCCATTCTCAGCAAAAATATTATCTACCGATTGAAGTAAAATGGGTTCATAAGTTTTGGAGCACTTAATGACAAAATCCTCCTTGTCCTTGTAGATTATTGGTGACTTACCTCGCCCCGGGTATAGGCGATCTTCCGGAAAACCTTTAGCACCCTTGAGATTAATCTCAGATGTGCCGTAGGTTAAGTCTCCGTTGAGTACCTCATGCAATGAAGCCATGGGTGATCTCATCTTACAAGCGACGTCAGATAATTCTGGTGAAATTAATCTGACAACCTCTAGGAAATCTGTTGGGCATTTAGGAATTCTTGCAAATTTTTCCTTATAACGCCGCATTTCACTATCATAATAATCTTGTCTTAAAATGTCTCCGTTAGGAGTTTTTTCCCATAACAAGTCTAGGCAAGGGGAAAAGGCACCATTGAAATACAGGCCTGACTTCTTCAGCTTCGTTTTTGGTGGAAGAAGTGAACCTGCAAACTTGGATTTAACCTTTCCAAGAGCCATTGTGTTGGGAAAGCCCTGAGTGGCGGGGGCATCTGTGAGGAATGCGTCATCTCTCATCGTGTAACCGAAATGAGCTAACGCACCATATAGCCACTCTTGGAAAATCACACCACAGTACGAATACTGACGCGATGTGTTTCCAGCTATATGTATACCTGCGATTTTCCTCGGACATCGAGGATCCACCACAAACCAAGGACATGTGCAATCCCCGTCCACTGTTACACCTGAACCAACGAGAAAACCTCGCGTAACGATAACGCCTTGGTGAGCGTCGTTCATCGATAGCTTGGTATCTCTGTCAAATGTGACAGTATCAATAGGAATTCGAGTCTGTGTGAAAAACTTACTGTTGTAAGAAATGCGTGAAACATAGCATTGGTAATAGTTCGAGGAATAATCAGTTGATTTCCTGAACTTTGCTATAATGTCTTTCACTTGCATTCCTTGAATCTTGAGAATAACTGCTTCTGGAACAAGTCCATTCTCAGGAACAATAGTCTTCTTCACAATATTAGACATGTGCACCTCCTCTCTAAATGATGTTCTCATAAGGATGAGTTTATCAGCTGAACAAACAGTGGACCACTCATGGGACGTGGTCAAGAAAAGATCTCGTGCAAAACCAAGGAGGTGAATCTTAGTACCATCCTCAGTGATTGCAACGAACTGGTTCTTTTCAAACACATTATCCATTTGCTGATTGAGCATAACATCAGTAACCATATCCAAACCTTGGAATTTAACTGCTGTAGTGCCATCATTTGATTGCGGGGCCTCTACCTTCTGCTTCGCGCGGATACTCTGCGTCTCATCTTCATCTTTCGAAAAAAGCTTCATCATAACCCAATAGGTACCATAAGCACCAACAAGGGCGCCAAAAACACCTAGGATATATTGCAATTTAGCTTTATCTCCAGAATCCCACTTGAAAGCACGAGCCGTAACAGTAACAATCAACCAATCCAAAAAGGTCATTCCATGAAGAACAAAACCTGTAAAGAAAAAGGAGATCAATCCTGGAACCCATCCTCCATAGAAAAAGAGCGCTGCAGTAGTTGCAACTGAAGCGATACTCTTGAGCCATGAAACATGAAGGAAGGAATTATGCCAAGCCGTCTCTTCACCCTCAAGTTCAATTGTGTATTCACTAGGAAAGGGGTCCGGTTTGGGTAGATGATCGCTCGTATGGAAAGATTCCTCACTATAACTCTCACTATCACTCTCATCCTTAGGTACGTGCATATACATCTTGGGATCTAACTGGTCCAACAAAAAGAAACGGTCAGCACTCGTCAAATAGACCTTAGGAGTGAAGAAAAATGTCTCGGTTGTCAGATCAATGCCATAATCAAAGATTGCATGATAATTCTGTACTTCCATCGCAAAGCGCACACAGTGACGGTCAAACCTTCCAGTAAGGTGGGGGTCGGAGAACTTGAAGTTCTTCATACCTCTCGCCAAAACTAGCTCATTTGGAAAAGGGACAGGGCTTCCTCGAAAGAAAATTCGTTCATCCTTTACCTCTACTCCCATAGAGCCCAAAGAAGTGTACACAAGGCTAACCAAGGTGTTCATCTTCGGAAATTTCTTAGCGATGTACTCCATCTCTTTGAAATAATTCCTGCCACATGCAACAAAACCTTCGGTGATACCACCTGCCTGTGTTCGCAAATTGACACTTCTCTCACGCCAAGCATCCAAATCCTCAGAACTTGCGTTCTCTTTCCATTCTGGTCCGAGGCTTGGAGCAGGATTTGCTCCCTCCACGGTGTAAATACTATCTCTAGCAAATCTATCTAATCGTTTATAATGCTCGCGCATAACAATCGAAAAAAGCTCACCTGATGAGACACTCCTGTTCATCTCTTCTCCCATAAGTCCCGTAATACGGTACGAAATAAGATCATCGAAATCAGAAAAAGAGTTTACCATCGTGTTAGTGGCAGCTAATTTCGTCTTCTTAAGATTGCGGTTACGAGGCTCAACACAAACTGTAATAAATCTTCGCATAAATGCAAGATTATCAGTTAAGCCGAGGTTTGATGTTTTAGAAATTCGC